ACTTACAATGTAGATGCTTCTACAGTAGGTGCAGTTGTGTTTCATAAATCTGCAATCGGTACAGTGAAGTTGATGGATTTGGCTATGGAGTCAGAATATGACATTCGTAGACAAGGTACATTAATGATTGCGAAGTTAGCCCTTGGCCATGGAATCTTAAGGCCGGAGTCAGCTTGCAAAATCGTTACTTCATAATAATTGACCTAACGTAAGGGATAGGCGAAGCATTGTGTTTCGCCTTCCCACAAACTTATTTAAAAATTATGGCAACAACAACAACAAGAACTACACAATTAGAAGCAGTTAATACAATGCTTTCTACTATTGGAGAAAGTCCGGTTAATTCACTAACTGGTAGTCTACCTCTTGATGCTTCAATAGCAGTAAATATCTTGAATGAGGTAAACAGAGAAGTTCAGAGTGCTGGATGGAAATTTAATACTTCTTGGAAGGTTTCACTTCCTAGAGATGTAAATAACAAATTAGTAGTTGGAACAGATGTACTTCACATTGAATTTAATCATCTAAGAGAAAGTAAATCTTCTTACGACCCAGTTTTAAGAGGAAATTATTTATATAACTTAGCTAAAGAAAGTTACACGTGGGACAAAGATTTTGAATATGTAACAGTTATTTATCTTTTAGATTTTGAAACTATTCCTGAGCAAGCGAGACGATACATAACAATTAGAGCAAGTAGGATTTACCACGATAGAACTTTAGGTTCTCAAGCTATTCACAAATATTCTTTAACAGATGAATTAGGAGCATTGGCTTTACTGAAACAAACAGAAGCCGATACTGCTGACCACAATATTTTTGATAGCCTAGACCAATTCACAACAATTAATAGAAATAACACTATTAAATATAGTACGTAACTATGCCTTTAATATCTCGAAACATCTCAAATTTAATCGGAGGTATTAGTCAACAGCCTGAGATTCTGAGGCTTGAAAATCAAGCAACAGCTCAAGTTAATGGCTTTTCAGGAGTAGTAGAAGGCCTGAAAAAACGACCTCCAACTGATTATGTAGCTAAAATAAGCTCAGGTAGCTTAAGTTCTGCACACATACATTCTATTAATCGAGACGTTTCAGAGAGATATATAGTAGTTCTTACAAATGGAGCTATTTCTGTTTACGACACTGCTGGAAATGCAAAGACAGTAGTTGCACAAACTAATGCCACTAACTATTTAGCAACCTCTTCACCTAGAAGTGATTTTAGATGCTTAACAGTTAATGACTATACTTTTATAGTAAATAAATCTCAAACAGTTGTAATGGATAGCGCAACCAGCACAGCTAAGGTTGAGCAGGCCATTTACCAAGTTACTCAAGGTGTTGATTCTACAAAATATTCTATAACAATAGATTCAACAACTTATTCATTCACAAGCTCAAATTCTGATACTGAGGATATTCGTGATGGATTATTTTCAGCAATAGGAACGGTGACAGGTTATACTTTTACAAAAATTGGAAATTCATCTTTTAAAGTAGTTAAAGCGGCTGGCACGCTTTCAGTTTCAGCTAGTGATGGTTATGGAGATAAAGCTTCTCAAATAATTTATGACAGCGTTCAAAACTTTTCTGATTTACCAGCAACGGGTATAGACGGACAAGTAGTAGAAGTTAAAGGTGATGCTTCTACTAATTTTGATAATTATTGGGTGAAGTGGATGGATAGCACTTCAGTGTGGGAAGAAACTTTAAAGCCTGCAATAGAATATAGACTTGATTATGATAAAATGCCTCATTTACTTATTCGTACAGCAGATGGAAATTTTAGATTAACTCAAGCAGATGGTTCTTCATATACAATTTCTGCAACTTCTTACGATGTGCCAGCTTGGGGAGATAGATTAGTTGGAGATTTAGACAGTGCTCCAAATCCATCTTTTGTTGATACCAATATAAATGATATTTTCTTTTTCAATAATCGTCTCGGTATGATTGCAGATGAAAATGTAATTTTATCTAGGTCTTCTGAATACTTTGAATATTTTGCTGAAACAGTTACGGATGTACTTGATACAGATTTAATTGATATAAATGTTAGTCATACAAAAGTTTCAGTATTAAAATCAGCAATACCATTTGATGAAGACTTATTACTTTTCTCAGACCAGACTCAATTTATTTTAAGTGGTGGAGCTTCTTTAACTCCAGCTAATGTAACTGTAAATGTTGCAACAGAATATGAAAATACCACAGGTACAGTTAAACCGGTAGGAGCTGGTTCAAATGTATTCTTTGGATATGAACGAGGTAACTATTTAGGTATTAGAGAATATTATCTTGAAAGTGATGGTGAAACAAATACAGGTGAAGATATAACTGCAAATGTACCAAAATATATTCCTTCAAATGTTTTTAAGTTTGCTCTTGCTTCTAATGAAAATATATTAATTGCTCTTAGTTCAACTTCAACAGAAGTAAATAACTTATATGTGTATCAGTGGTTTTATGCTGATGCTAAAAGATTACAAAGTTCTTGGCACAAGTGGTCATTTGGAACTTCTTCTAATGTTACAATCCTAAATGTAGATTTTATTGGTTCTACTTTATATTTATTAATGGAGAGGTCTGATGGAGTCTATATAGAAACTATGGATGTTGCGCCAGCTACAGTTGATGCTAGTGCGGATTATCTAACTCATTTAGACAGAAAAATTTCAAATGATACTTCAGGAGTAAGTGAAAGTTATAATGCAGGAACAAATCAAACTACTATAACTATTCCTTACACTAGAGATAATGCTATGAAAGTAGTAGGAGCTTCAACAGCTTCAAATGTGGCTGGACAGGCCATTGATACAGTATCTCAATCAGGAACTAGCATTGTAGTATCAGGCGATATTACTGCTTATGACTATTATTTAGGTGAAACCTATACTTTTTCTTATACGTTTTCTCAGCAATATATGGCTTTAGGAGACCAATATGCTTCAGGAACGAGAACTAGAGTAAGACAAGGTAGACTGCAAATTAGAAATTGGACAGTCAGTTACAACGACACAGCTTACTTTGTGGCAACTGTAACACCTGATGCCAGAGATACCTCAACAACTACATTCACTGGAACAATAGTAGGAAGTGGATTAGCTGGCACTGTTAATCTTGAAGATGGCTCTTTTACTTTTGCAGTACAAAGTAGAAATGAAGGATTGACAATTGCTTTAACCAACGACAGTCACTTACCTTGTAATTTTGTAAATGCAGAATACGAAGGGTATTACGAAAGTTAATCCTTATTTAAGATTAGCTACTGAACAAGATTGTATTAGGTTAGCTCCAAGATTAAGAAAAGAAGATTTTCAAGAAATAAAAGCAGTAACGGGTGAAATGCCTTTGCTTAGTTTAATTGTAGGCTTAAGGCATAGTGACGTACCTTTAGTTATCTGCAATCAAAAAGATGAAGTAGTAGCCATGCTCGGAGTTGTACCTTGTGGACTTATTGGTGCAATTTGGATGTTTGGTACGGATGATTTAAAAAAAATTAGTTTAAGTTTTGTACGGAATTGTAAAGACGTTTGTAATGTAATGAAAAATAATTATCAGCTTCTTTATAATTATGTAGATGCTCGAAACACCTTGCATATAAATTGGTTAAGGTGGATGGGATTTACTTTTATTAATAAACATCAACGATATGGAATAGAACGTAGATTATTCTACGAATTTATAAAAATTTAATGTGTGACCCAACTTTAGTAATAGCCGGTGCTTCTGCAATGATGCAATATCAGCAGAGTATCAAACAACAACAATATCAATGGTGGCAACAGCAGAAACAAAACGAATTAGCTTTACGTAATTTAAAATTCAGAAGAAAAGCTGAAACTTTAAAATTAAGACAATCTAGTGAAAAGAATTTAAAAAAGTTAGAACTAGCAGAAAAATTAAGTAGAAGAAAAAGAGCTACATTTAAAGCTAAGAAAACTTTTACTGGAAATACTTTTAATACTTTATTAGCTAATTATTATGACAGTATATCTTCTTATAGGAATGTAGTATTAGGAAATATTGAAAAGAATGTTTTCCAATATGGCGAAACTCAAAAAGCTTTAACTAATCAATATGATGCTCAGTCAACTTATACAGTAGCTCCTGATTATCTTTATACAGCCGGAGCTTCAGCTTTATCTTTTGCAGGTAGCTATTACGAATATAAAGCTAGACAAAATGCAAATGATGTAAATCCTGATTATTACAGTTACAATTTTAATCCTGATGGAAGTACATAATGGCCAAAAAAATTACTAAAGACCCATCACCTTATTTAGAATTTGCTAGTGGTGTAGAGCCTGAAGTTGTTTCAAATGATTTTAATTTATTTTATAAACCGGATGTAAGGCCTCAAAACAAAGCTCTTAATTCTCTTATAGCTTCTTTAAGTAATATAGTGCCAACATTGGCCACTTATGAAGTTACCGAACAAGTAAAAGAAAAAGAAAAAGACGAAGCAAAAGCAATTAAAGATATGAGTGTTAATAAAAAGGCTTTTGATAAATTGATTGTTGATGGCAAAATTCCAGCTAGTGCTAGTCCATTTTACTACAATAAAATGATGGAATTAGACCTTATTAATAAGAGTAGGAAATTTCAGAAAGAATTTAATGAATTAGCTGGTAATTCAAAATTTCATGAAACTTTAAATGCTGATGGATGGACAGAAGCTTATGAAGGAAAATTAAAACAATTTTATACAGATGAAGGCTTAGAAAAGTATGACCCACTAGCATTAAAAGTATTCTTCGATAAGACTACTAATTTCAGAAATCAAGAAGAACAAAAACATAATGCTAAGAGATTAGCATATATTCAATCACAAACTGAAAATAGCGAGATAATGAATATTGCTGGCCTGATAATTGAAGGTCAAGATAGTAAATTAAGTCCTGAAAACTTATTAACCGATTTAAAAACAGAAATAGATAGCCTTATATCTGTCAATAAAAATAAAGATAGAAGCAACAATATATTTGTAAAAGGATTAGAAAGTTATATTGAAAATGTAAATGATGAAACAGGACTTATCTATGCTGGTAAATTATTAAATAAATTAAAAACTTTTACACTAGGAACAGGTTATTTTGGAGGAGGTAGTAAAGGTAAATTTTTAATTAAAAAATTCAAATCTCAAATAGCAGAAAAAGAAAGAAGTTTATTAGAACAACAAAATAAACTTAAAGCAGAAAGACTAGATTTTAGAAAAGCAGAATTAGCCGATATATATTGGAATAGAAAAGAAGAAGACGATTTAATTTTTGATATTAATATACTTACGGAAGAAAAAATAGACACTGAAGGAGAAGAAGTAGGAAAATATAAATATTCGTCAAAAGATAAAGCTTATTTACTTACTTTTCATAATGCAGTTCAAAAAGGTTTATCTGTTATAGCAAGTACGCCAAGTGCTATAGAAGAATTAGAAGAATTACAAAATACTAACCCATACACAGTTAAAGATAAAGCTAAGGAATTATTAGAAGACGGAGAACTTACAATAACTGATTTCAAACTTTATTTTAATTTTATAGATACCTATAAGAAATTTAATATTTCATTATTCAATAATAATTTTTGGTTTCAAGAAAGTATGGATATGTTTAAAGATACAAGAATGGCTCAACATCCAGCTCTTAAAATGTCTCTTGGTTTTATGAGAGCTGATTATCAAAAGAAAATTTGGAATTGGTATAAAACTAATAAAGAACATAAAAGTATTGAAGAATTAGATAATCTTTTAGAAACTGAAGCAAAAAGAGTTCTAGGAGAAATCTTTAGTAACAGCTTAAGAATACAAAGAGCTTATTCTACCTTTGCTCCACTATTTGCAGAATTTGGAATAGTAGTAATACAAAAAGATAAAAAAGATGACTAATATAAATATAACTAGAAACGGAAAAACTTATCCTTTTCCTGAAGGAACTACTGAAGAACAAATAGATAAATTCTTTAAAATGTTAGAGGAAAAAGATTCTATACCTGAAGAAACTGAAGAAGAAGATACAGATAAAAGAGGAATATTAGCTGACGTACCCGTTCAAGTTCTTGGTGGAATTAGAGATGGAACTCAATCAACTTTAGGCCTTTATGAAAAAGTTACTGAAGACTTATCTGAAATGACAAATATTGGTGGATGGGTATTTGGTAAAGACGCTAAAGATGGATGGGTTGATTACGTAACAGCTAAAGAAGCAAAAGAAAGAGGAACAAAATTTATAGGTACAGGTAAAATAGGCGAAAAAGATGCTTTACAATTACCTGAAGTAGATGAGCCTGACACCATAACAGGTGCATTAAGTCGTGGAATTTCACAGTTTTTAAGTGGTTGGTTTACAGGTGGAAAAATTA